CTGTTTGCGCAGTTCAAGCAACTCATCGCCGCGCATGGCCGCAGCACGATCATGGGCTTCATTGGCGATTCTGCTGCTAATAGCGCCGTAATCGCGGGCTTGGTGGGTGTAATTCCCAGTTCTGTACTTAAACCTGTTGGCACCTTTTTGAGCGTTTTGGCCTTCGGTGTCGGTCACACCACCTTCATTGCCACCGGATCCGGTCTCATCTCCTCCACCGCCGCCGTCGACGACGGTTTCAGTATCACCGCCATCGGTTGATCCGCTGCCGTTACCGGTGCCTTTTTCAGCGCCACTGCTGATGCGGCCGAGCTTGGCATCCAGGAACGCTTGGCCCTTGGCATTCATCTTGACGTTGTTATCACTCGCCCAACTGTCGAGCTCTTCTGCGCTCATGCCACCTTTTTTAATCTTGGACCAGACCTCTTTCTTATCGAGCACATCACCTTCCAATTCACTGCCGCGCTTGGTATCCCACACCTCACCTGTGGCCTGACCCCACCGCTGCTCGCGGGTGGCGTCTGGACCCACGGGCTGGGACGTGACGGCTCCTTCTTCTTGAGCCGGCTTCGTGCCTACGCTCACCCCCGGAGCGTACGTGGTGGTGAAATCGCCAAAGGGACCATCCCCACTGTTCCCAAAGGAGGCTGCTTTATCGGAGCTCACCCCAGCTGATGCGGTATCGGCCTCACCACCGGCAAAGGAACTGCCGCGCGCTTTGACGTATTCACCGGTCCCTCTGGCCACCGGATCTTCACTGTCAAAGGCGTCACCAGCGAACCGTGATTTGAACGGATTGTTAGTGCTGAAGGGAGAACTGGGGGGTGAAAACATCAGCTTATTTACAATTCAAAGCTATTATCATTGTAACTTAATTGCAAATGACCACGGCGCAATAATCCTCCCATCGTTAATACCATCGAGTCCACCGCATCATCGTGTTGAGTGTGACCGAAGTTGAGCAGTTCTTCTTCTAAAACATCCCATTTGCGCCACTTGTTCCAGACCACCTTGCGGTTTTCATACAGCCCCAGAACCCCACGCAACCGGGCCAGCTTGTCGCCTTTGAATCCCTTGACCGGTGAGATGTGCAGGTTGAACAATTCCCGTTGCTCGAACATCACACGCTTAAAGTCACCCTCAAAAGAATTCTGATAGGCCACCGCTTCTGGCCAGATCACGCAGGGGGACATCGTGGGAAACCACTGGCCCTCATCGTTCTCCTGCAAAATGTTCCAGTCCGCCAACATCTCACACAACGAATCCATCTTCTCGATGTTGCCCATCGTGCGTTTGCGGCGCTGATCAATCATGTAGATCTTGCCGTCGACAATTCCGCCTAACGTCATCACCGTCCAGTCATTCTTTTCATTCACACCACAACTCAAGTCAATGCCCACTCCCAGGCAATCAAAGTCATCGGGCACCTCGCCTTTAATGATCAGCTCTGGTGACAGACCCACCTCAGTCGACCTGACTGCGGTGTTCATGTACTGGTAAGCGAAAGCCACACGATCTTCATTCTTGCGATCGTTCAAATACTTCATCGACCAGAACTCTGGCCAGTAACTTCGCTTCCTCCCGTCCTCATCGGTGATCACCGCTTTTTGCACCACCTGCTTCCAACCGTTCTTGTCGGTGAACAACTTGGCGTGCACATCATCAAAATGGAAGCGGGTGCCCAGGCAGATGGCTCGGGCCCCCATGAACATCGTTGGTGCGATCACGTTCGACCAGGTCTGCTCCATCTCCCGGCGGATGTCGGGGTTGTTGATGCTGGCAGCAGATTTGATCGGGTCATCAATCAGCACTAACTGTGAACGTTTAGAGGTGATGGCGCCTTTGAGGCCACCGCAGGCAATGGTGAACACTTCCTCACCAGCGGTTTCGATGCCAGCGAACTCGTGGTCAATCGCCCAGTATTCATCGGACCTGCGGATCTTGGAGAGCCGCACCATGGGAAAGACTTCCCGGTATTTGCTATTGGTCAAGATGCCTTTGATCGTTGCACTTTTCGCCCGGCTGATGTCAACCATGTAAGCGATATAGAGAATGCGCAACATCTTCTTTGCGGCCGCGTGGCGGCCGATCATCCAGGCGGCAAACAATCCCAACACGGTGGACTTGGCCGAACCCCGTGGCGCCAGGATGTCAACGTTGGGTCCACCAATGCCCATCAAGCATTCGCTGTCTTCTCCAGTGATCAGTTCGTTATGCCAAAGCAGCATGTGCTTGGCGGGCTTTTTGCCCATGAAGCAGCAGAAGTCGTAGAAGTTTTCTCTCGCTCTTAAGACATCATCTGTGGGCTCCTTCACCGTGATTTTGCTGGAGCTCATCTGCGCCAAACGCCGATAAGCCAGATGTGCGGATGCTCCAGACATCAGCTTGCCTCCAAATAGCGAACGGAATAACCTTTGTGGTGTTTAAGCTTCCCTTTCGCGACTTTGCACATATGACTGTTGTCTAACTTGTTCTCACGACAAAAAGGAGCAAGGGCGTTAACGACGATCTGCTCACCTGTTGGTGTCGTAATGACATGAGCCAGTGCATTAACATTTTTCTCCCCTTGCCGATCTTTCGACATCTGTTCTCGAGAAGCTACAGAGTGCTTGTAGCCAGAACATCCTGGTCCACCTAAAGCCTTGTTTTTTAAACATCCGCCATCACTCTCTCTTTTCCAAAACGCAATCAGCTCAATCTCACACTCATAAGCTTGCCAGACCTCATCAAAATAAAAGACCTGCACATGATCCCTCGATGGTAACGGTGGATGCTTATTCGTTGAAAACACCCTTCCGCCAACACCTTTGCCTACATATGTGGCTTTCCAATTCTCATCGTAGTAAACATAGCAATAATATTGCATGCCATATTTGCATCTCTCTTCAGTATAATGATCACTTGAAGATGCTGCGGTCCATTCCCATCATCTCCGCGTGTTGTTTGTAGCTGCGGCGTGCATTCATTGCTTGGCCCCGCACCTGTTTGCTGTTGTAGCGGTTCACATTCCTGCCGCTTCGTTCTGCAGCTTTAGTGGCTTGATAATCCTTGGCCTTGGCCACCGCCCTCATCCGCTTGTCATAGCCTTTGGAAAAGGAATAGGCCGCCCGGGTGTCATCGGCAAGCTCTTGCGCATTAATAAAACGCGCCGGACTCATCGCCATATCCTGGATGGCCGGCATCGGCGGTAAGGCCTTGGTCAAGGTTCCCCGCAACCGAATCGAATCCACATCCGTCGCCACCATCTCTGGCACGGGCATGTCAAGATCCGGCAGACCCCGAATGCCAGGAATCTGGGTCTTCATGCGTTACTCACCTCGGCATAGAGCTTGGCGAACACCGCATTGATCGCGTTCTCCATCGGTTCGCTCATCTGCGGATCGTCTTTAAAAATCATCGTCAGCTCCCGCATCACCTTGTCGGCCCCCGCCAGGATCAGACCGCGCTTGTCGGTGGATTTGTTCATGCGCTCGCTGGTCTCAATGTGGCTGCGCAGTTCCTTCTCCAAAGCCGCCAACCGTTGGGCGCCGTGGTCTCCCTTGAGCTCTCCAGAGGTGATCGCCATCCGCAGCTCTTGAATGTCGCTGTGCAGCGCCACAATCTCGGAGTTCAAGATGTCACGGCGGTTGAGCTTGCGGTATTTCAGCTTGACCCAGCGGGCCAGATCACTGAAGCTGCCCTTGTAACCCATCACACCGGCATAGACCCAAATTTCAATCGGACTAGGAGTGATGTCAGCGAACTCTTTAAACAGATCCGAATCACTGGCCGGAAGGGTGTCGAGCCATTGATCCACCACCGAGGTGTAAACCTTACCGCCCGTTCCGACTTTCAGTTCAGCCATCAGTAGGCCCTCGCTGTGCCGCGGGCATAACCGTGCATGTTGGCCCGTTCCTTGGCATTGAGGCGGGTCTGGTTGTTAGCGGTCTTGCGGGTTTCATCCCCCGTCACCCTGATGTTCTTGGTGCTGGTGAGGTTGGTGTCCTTGATGCCCGCCAGGTTGGCATCAGCGGTGTACTTGGTGCCCTCTAGCCCCTTGTCAGCGCCATACTTGGTTCCCTCAAGTTGACGGTCAGCCACACCCAGTGCCGATTCTTTGCTGGCATCAGCTGAATACTTGGTGCCCTCCAAGTTCTTATCGGCCACCCCCAAAGCTGCTTCTTTATTAGCGTCGGCGGAATACTTGGTGCCTTCCAGCTGACGACCACTGCTGAGGTCAGTGGCTTTAAGGTTAGTCTTGTTGGTGTCCTTGACGCCCGCAAGCTGACGAGCACTGGTGAGGTCAGTGGCTTTAAGGTTAGTCTTGTTAGTGTCTTTGACACCCGCAAGCTGACGGCCAGAAGTTATATCAGCGATGTTCACATTTGCCTTGTTGGTGTCTCGCACCCCTGCCAGCTGACGGCCGGACGTCATATCAGCGATATTTACATTTGCCTTGTTGGTGTCCCGCACCCCTGCAAGGTTGGCATCAGCGGTGTACTTGGTACCAGCCAATTGCTGATCAGCGGCATAATTAGACGCACCTGCTTGAATATTCGCCACACCCAGTGCCGATTCTTTATTAATACCTGCAATGTTTACATTAGCCTGATTGGTGTCTCGCACCCCTGCCAGCTGCTGGTCCGCGGTGTACTTCGTGCCTGTGAGCTGCTTGTCCGCAATGATGCGATCGGTCCTATAGCGGCCACTGGCAATTCTTTGATCGGATTTGTGCTGGAGTCTTTCCGTCCTGCGTTGTTCTTTGCCCATCGCACCCACCATGCCTAAGTCACGGGAGTATTGATCATCAGCGAATTCACTTTGGTAGTCAAACTGCTGCTTCATCATATCTGTGCCATAGCCATACTCTTTGGCCATGATCGATTCGGTGTTCAACCGTTGCAGGTCCGCAGCCTGCGTCATCTGAGCTGATGAAATCTCAGCTTGGCTGTTAGCCAGGTCCTTGGCATTCTGCGTATCAAACGCAGATTGGATCATGTTACTGGCAAACGTATTCTTCATGTAGTTGCCATATTCATCATTCGAATCAGGCTGATAATCATAAAAGCTCTTCATGATTTTCTCAAGCCCGAACATCCCCTTCTCGGCTTGCTGATTATTCTTGTTGTCGTCTTTAGCCATTGCGGCACAATATCGAATCCTATTTCTATTCTACAAACCGGATACAATACAATTAGGGTGCAATTACTGGTATGAGATTTGCTGCTGCTAATAGCTTTTCTGCTGCTGATTATGCTGCTGCTGGTCGTGCAGCCTCCAATTCGCTAGTCAGTAGTTTCGCCGCGGCCCGGCGCAACGCACCGGATTGGACCGGACTGGCACGCACCTCGATGAACGCCCGCTCGCAGGAGCGGCAAGCGGCCATGAAGGCTGAAGCAGATGTGGCCACCGCCGGCATGCGGGCCTTTGGGAATGTCAAGGGCACGCAAATTAAGGGTGCCTACGAGCACGCGGCTCTGAAGACCAAACTTAAATCTGCAAGTCGCAAAGCCGGACGTCTAGGTGCCCTGGGTGGATTCAAGATGCCGAAGAAGAGCAATAGCAAGTATTACGACAAGCTTAAAGCAAAGATTGAGAGTCAAAAGCAGGAGGTTCCTGAAGCAGGAGACGGATACCAAAGCCCTGAATTCACACCATCTTACAAAGGTCAAGGAATTCAAATTGATACTCCTGATTTCATCGACCCCAATGGAATCACTCCACAACAACTGCTGACTAATCCTTCATCGCCTGGTCCTGCTCCATCTACAACTCAAACACCAACGAACCCTTCTTCGCCTCCTGCAAGCGGAAGTGTCAAGCCCTTTGAATCACCATCAGGT